GACCTGTAAGATTATTATATTGTGAGTCGGGAACGTCCCTATCACGAAGAGTTAGTTAAGTGGATATCATGGTCCAATACCATACCAATCCCATCCTTCTGGAATTTCAGCGAGGATGTCTTTACGGGTAATACCGTCTTGCGGGTTTAAGAGGCCGTCATCAATTGCTTTCTGAACAAGCCGCTTGTAAGACTCATCACTGAGTCCTCTTTTCCTCATCTCCTTGAGGGTGTTTAAGAGTGAATCACCTTCTATCGCATCACCATAAATGTCCCGAAGGGCAAATTTAGCTTTAACAGAGTGACCCAAGTTAGTAAAGAAGCCATCGTGAATGGTAGCAGTCTGAATACGATTCTTCTTGCCCCACAGGTGAAATCTTCTAACTATACTGGCATCATTCATATGATTACCGTTTACTCCCAAACCACTACGAGCGCCAATTATTGACTGATGACCAACAAACTTACTGTCTGTTACTGTGTCCTCGTATATGTTTGAAACCTTTCGTCCAGTTACAGGATCTTTAAATTCAATCCGTTCTTGAACGACTGGTCTATATCGTTGAAATAACAACTTACCATCCATCGTGACCCAAGGAATATCAACTTCCCCCGATTCCGTGATGTAAGTTGTCGCAACCTCTTTCCAGAAAGATACAAACTTCTCCGTTACTGGAGCAATATCTCTCAAATGACCTGACATGATTTCAGCAGTTTGTTTAAACTGTTGAGGACCTATCAGACCACCTTTGACGTTGGTCAACTTTTTAACGAACAACTCTGAATCGGGGTGCATATCCTGTGCCATAGCAATAAGTCTGTTTCCGATTGGAGCGTTGTTATTAATAGCGTAGTTCACTTCTCCCTTTAATTCTTTAAGAGAAAGCGAAACGGAACCTAATCCGTCTGCATCTGCTTTTGCTATTTGAAGATCTAACTGTTTGTTAAACGTTCGTAGTTCAGAAGCGGATACAACTGTATATCCTTTTTTAGCAAGTGCTTTTGCTAATTTCATCTCAATAGCACCTGCCTGTGTAGCTTGTCCAGCACCATAGAATGCAACCATCGATTGACCTTTGGCTCCTTTTGCAAGGTCACCAAAACTAATGTCGTTTCCGATAGGATTAATTTTCCTAAATCGGGGGTCTGACATTGTGCGTTCTGCAACCAGATCGTACAGGCGATTCTTTCGGCTTGTAGCTACAACATTTGAGGCTTCCGCTAATGCTCTGTCTCTTGTCGTTAAGGCAATCAACTGCGCACCAGATGCGGATGCATCGTTTTCATTTCCTAGCTTAGTTCTGTATGTCGCTAACTTTGCTTTATCACTAAAGTCACCGTCCATGTGCTTATGAATACGAGCGTACTCAAGAGCGAAACGTGCTAGTTTAGGTATCTCTTCTGCTTCAGTAGCAACCACTAGAGGGTGTTCTAAGAACTCTCTCAGTCTGCGGTCTCTCTGAGTAGTAGACATCATCATTTCGCCAAGCTCTAGAAAGTTCTTTTCGTTCCTTCTAAAGGACTCCATGCGACCTCTGTTAGTTAAAACACTAAATGCTTCACCAACAAGAGTACCTAGTTGTAATCTTAATTCATCTAGAATAACATCATCCATAGCAACAGAGACAGAAGTGTTTAGGAATGGTCTAACGAATTCACCACCAGCAGGATGTAAATACCCTTGAGTGTAAACTCGACCACGCCCATCAATCTGTGCCCAGTTTCTCCACGGTTTATCATTGGCTAGATGCCATCGAACAGACTGTATTAAACCTGCACCCATTTCACCACGCTGAAGTAGTACCTTACGGAAGCTGTTAAGCTCATCGTACTTAGATACCTGTCCTCGTGGATCACGGAAGTGAGCAAGGTCATCAAAGAAAGAAGAAAACTCTCTATCGATTTCCCACTCGCTATCCATTACATGGTTTAGCATGTTTGCAAAGTCTCTATCGACTAAGTCTTTATCATAATTACCTGAAGCTTTTCGGGTTACAACACTAATGTTCGTCTTGTTTCCTCGTGCATCAAAGAATTTCTTTTCTCCTGCACGAACATAAAGACGGTCTCTCTCATTAACGATTCCGAAACGTCTGGATAAGATCATTTCCCGGTTTGCTCGTTGTAGTCTGAGCATTGAGGGGTCTATTATTTGTACCTCTCTAGATATAGTGTCTTTGTAAGAACCAACAGCACTACGTCCGCTATCCAAGTCTACTACGCCTCTACGTGAGACACCTCTAAGACCGACCTTGATTTTACCTTGGTCTTTTAAACCTTGTAAAATGTTAGAGCCTATCTTGTGGTACTCTGCAATAGAGGGTTTCCTGAAGAAAACTTCGACATCGTTCATTTCCGATTCGAATATTCTTTTACCTATTTGGATTGATAGAGAGTCATAATCAGTAGAATTTCCTGTGGCAACGTCACTCATAATTTCAGACATGAGCTTAACGCGCTTCTTCGCAAATGCAGGGGTAGCGGTTTCTTGTATGTAGTCAGATCTCTTTTTAGTGTATACCCACTCAAGATCTAAGAACCTACGTTTTCTTTCATTGCCAGCACGTAAGAATTTAGTGATAGCACTGTCAGAAGGTTTGCCTTCCCATTTACGAACGAAAGCTTTACCAAAAGGTAATTCTTCGATCTTCTTTAAAATGTGTTCTCTTGCGCTAGGAATTTTAGGTAGAATATCTGGTAGCTTAGGGAAATAGGTGCGCACTGGAGACCTTCCTTGGAAGTAAGTCTGCCTTGCTAATCCTAATCCTTCTTCTGCCGCCCAATTACTAACCAATCGCTGATTAGATAGGGTTCTATCTGCTAATTCTTTTGCGGTAGTCCATTCACCCATAATTTGAACTTGGGCATCTCCGCTAGATCCAAACTTAAACATTTGAGATCTTGAGCGAGAGCGCCTGTCTAAAATACGAGAGGTGTTGACTACAGAGTTCTTTAATTCTGCACGTAATACTCCAGCAAAGTTTTCCCATGGCTGTTTATCCTTGGCGAAGCGTTCAAAGACTACACGAAGGTTTTCGATTATTGCAGATTGTTGGTTTACAGATACGCCGTCAGATTCAAGCTTAGTTGCAAACCGTTCAATAAATTGTTTTTGTTCTAAAGTTAAAAGCTTAGACTGGTTCATATAGTCAATTCGTTCTTGAAGCACTTTAAAGTCAGGGTCATAAACGAGGGTAGACTTAGTCTCACCTGTCATTGGGTCTACACTTTGATTTCTTTCATCGAATTGATTATTGGCTCTTCTTCTTGTACTCTTCTTACCGGGAATAGAAGTACCTCTGTAGTCAGTCAGGGACAGCAATGAGTTAGAATTACTTGCTTCTGCTCGATAGAACAACGCAAGCTCTCTTTCTAAGGCGGTATTCTTAATAAGACTGTTAGGTCTCGCCGCATTAATTGCTATATTACTTACTACCTTTGAGCTTAGAACTTTTTGACGTATAGGAGTTGTGTTAGTGTTTTTGTTATCTAACCGTCTCAATGCTGTGAGTGAGAGTGGTTTACCACTTGCTGTAGTAAAGCTTTCCACAGGCAACTGCCCATTATCAAAGAGATCTACTTTCTGAAGATCACCTTGGAAATGTCTAATTTTTGTTTCTCTAGGTTGTCGCTTAAGCCATGTGCCATAGTTTTCACGATTAGGGGTAGCCCCGTTTAATCGCATAACTCCGGCGGCGGTTAAGCCTTTCAATACATTTTTCTTAATGTCAGGGGATGTACTCTCTAACAGCTCACTGTGGGATTTTACGACAGGAACGAGAGTGCTTCGGCATCTCCAATGTAGAGGAGGAGTGAAGCGGTCATCGTCTAATGCGTATACCTTACCATCGTGGTGAGCGCAGATTGCACTTGTGCGACTATCCAATACAGCTGTAAATCTAACACCCTTCATAATCTCTTGGTTGTCTTTCAAGACAGCCAGTTGAGCTACGGTTTGAGTACGAGTGATAGCAGTGCGGACTAGGGCAGAGGCTTGTGACTCTGTAAGTCTGGTCTTACCAATGACATTCTTGATGATTTGCTCGTTGGTTAATCCCAAAGCAAGACCGCTATCGATAGCAGTTTTCATTCTAGTCAATTGGCCAGTACCTAGTCCTTGGATACGTTGGGCTAGATTTCCATCACCCCGGACATTTACACCTACAACTGATTCCAGAACTTTTGTTGCTCCGGGCCGTCTTAGATTAGAGTAAGATCCAATCGATTTGGCTAAGTTGTTTGTGGTGAAGTCTACCTCAGTCAGGGCATAGTCTTTCATTCCCGGAACGAGGCTTTGTTTCATTTCAGCTGTAAATCTCTTTACCTCTGGTTGTACTTTTCTTTTAAACGTGAAGCGATCTATCGTACCCTTACCTTCCTTTAATAACTTAGTAAGGCGGTTACGATGACGGCGAATAACACGCTTAGTATCTGTCTGAACATTTTCTTCAAACAGACGGGTCATAGCTACGTGGTCTATAGTTCGATCATACAAACTATCGTTTACGTTTTGTGCCATGATAACCTCCTAGTGTGTTTAATTAGGT